AATGTTAATTGAAGATGTCCTAACAGAATTCAAAAGGACGCATTTAGAACACATAGAAGATATTGTGATCACCGATGGCTTTGAAGGTGGCAAGGCCGTAGTAGAATATTTTAGAGGCCTATTATTAAATTTAAAAGGCACAAGCTCTGAAGCTGTCAAAGTATCCGTGAAATGGGACGGTGCTCCTGCTGTGGTGTGCGGTGTTAATCCAGACAACGATAGATTCTTTGTAGGAACTAAATCAGTTTTTAATCCTGGCACTCCAAAAATAAATTATACCAAGAATGATATTGCTAAGAATCATGGCACAGACGAGCTTGGCCAAAAACTTTTAAAATGTCTAGTGCATTTGAAAAAAATAGGAATGACAGGAGTGTATCAAGGAGACTTGCTTTTCACAGACGAAGACATAGCAAGAAAAAACATAGACGGTAAACCACATCTAACTTTTACACCAAACACAATAACATATGCTGTGCCAGAACAGACTGATTTGGCCAAACAAATTGATGCGGCCAAAGTGGGTATAATATTTCATACCACCTACGTAGGAGATACTTTGGCAGATATGAATGCCAGTGCTGGTGCTAACACAGAAGAATTTTCAAAAAATAGTTCAGTGTTTTTTGACAATGCAAGTTACAAAGATGTTTCAGGCAGTGCCAAATTCACTGACGACGAAACACAAAGTTTTTTAAGCGAATTAGAAAAACTTGAAACACTTCTAGCAAACATTCCAAGAAACTTACAAAACTTATTTGGTGCAAATCAGGACTTTATTCCTTTTTTTCAAATATATATAAATTCAATGGTCAAGCAAGGACAATTGCCAACCAATAGCACACAATTCTTAAATGGTTTTAGAAAATTTTACATTGATAGGATGCAACAGCAAATATCAGGGTTGAAGGCACAAAAGGCATTGGCTTTAAGACAAGACAAAATTAAACAGATGCCACAATTCTTAACAAAATTAAAAGTACCATTACAAAACATGCTGACTTTCTACAAACAGGTACAAAAAATGAAAGCTATGGTTCTAAGAAAAATGAATCAAGCAATGGCTATAGGATCTTTTGCACAGACAGAAAATGGCTTGGTAGTTACAGACCCTGAAGGATTTGTTGCTGTAGATAAATCAGGCAATGCTGTTAAGTTAGTTGATAGGTTAGGATTCTCTAGAAGAAACTTAACGGCTGTCAGCAAATTCAAGAAATAATTCTAAAGTTTTATTAATCTGAACACTCAACTTTTGCTGATCAAAAAATGTATCATGGTTATGTTTTCTCAATGCCTGCGTTTGCAAATAAATGTCTCGCCATTTTTTATTGCCACGTTCTACTACAGGGCCATCGTCGCACAACGCTTTTAATTCTTTACAAAGTGATACCAACGAATCAATACGTTTATCAGAATCTCTTTCTAGATCGTATTGTTCATTAAAATAATTTCCAAATGTTTTGAATCCCATTTCTTTTAACTTTTGCAAGTACAGATAATTTCCATGCACTACAAATACATGTTGAGCAATGATAGGCTTCCATATCTTCTCTGTCATAAACACTTCATAATTGTTATCATTTGTTTCAGACACTATTGAACATACTGTATCATTGTATGGTGCTTCATAAATGTCTTGATCCATCCCAAATCGTGGATACTCATCAGGCAATATACCAGGCAATTCATATTTTTGTGGTAACATTATTTTTGGCTTACGAAGAAGAAAACTATGTAAACTATTATCAAGAATCTTGTTATCTAATAACTTGTTATACATTTTTACCCTGTGTGATCTTCGTGCTTTGTTTAGATAAAGGAAGTCATGGCTTTTATGCCAATAACTACCGTTGTGATCATGTGTAAAATTAAACTTATTATGTAGATGTTTTCTATACATGAGGAACCAAAACCAACTTACATCACCTGTCCATGTGATGTGTTCTATATCTATCTCTGGATACTGTGTTTGTTTACTAATGTTGTCCTTTGATTCCCATACGGTGGCCTTAATAAAAACAAAGCCTTGACTATGTAAAAGTTTACAACGGTTTTGTAGTTCAAGATTAAACTCTTTGTTTCCGTGAATCCTGTTGTTTGCTATCCTACTATCAATTATGGCAAATCGCCTGTCATAGCTATCTAAGTCATAATTGTGCAAAGTGTAATACTCGCCTGTCATATCAAATGATTGATCTTCAAAAGTGTTCATATTAATAAAATCTTCTAGGTCAGTGTGATGACCAGTTTTCATTATGTCAGTTAATATAAAATTGCGTTGCATTGTATCTATAAATATGTGTATGAAAACCCCATTTTTAAAGTATGTATCTGAAGGACGTGTTGTAAGACGTCAAAGCGACCTACAAAGATACACCTTTCAAGAAATTACTGAACGTATCTATTTGTCTTTTTTAACATTGACTCTGCTAAGAAACTTCAGTCAAACATTGGGCTTTGTTAAAACTTATGCCACCAACACTTTATCGTATGGTAATTTTGACAGAGTGAGAACAACATCAAATGATCTTCATAACATGTTGGCAGTTGTAGCAGGAGATCCTAGTATAACACAAAAGCTATCTAACAAAAATGCGGCCATGGCGATAAGACAAAGACAAACTGTCCCAACTTTAGCTATAAGAAGATATCTTAGAGATTTCAAAGGTTCATACGCTTTTCTTACATCATTAGAGTCTTCGTTAGGAATCACAAACATTGATTATAAAAATTTACGTCGAGCAATATCTGATTATGCATCACTAGATACAAGAAGAAAAAAAGCAACCACAACAAGATTGTTGCAAGCTCTTAAAGCCAAACTACCTGGTACTGACTTGCAGAGAAAAGCACAAGAGTTTGCTGACAAACAAAAACTAGAATTAGATAATGTAATTGATGCAGAAAGAAGTGTGCCTGGAGCAACATTAACTCCAGACGAACTATCTGGTTATCGATTGTTAGTAGGCCCTGCTAATGTAAGACGTGCTAAAATAGCCGCAGATATGGTTAGACAAGGCAAGGCTGTTCCTGCTCCTGTGATGCAGGCATATGCACCAGTAATTAAAATGATTGACGATATTGTCAAAGGTGGTTTCACCTATGTCAAATTGTTACAAACTATACGTGACCGAGCAAAAAAGAAATAATAAATGTTGGCGTTGTAAATGTAACGCACATTGTGAAGCAAATTGCAACAACTGTGAAGGGTGTTCAGTGTGTGATTGTAAAGACTGCTTAGATAAAGAATAAAAATCTCAGATTAAATAGCCATATATGGCAACACCAAACAATTTCAAAGTAACAGATGCAATTGGAAGCACTGACAATTTTGCTGGAGCAGAAGTAAAGTTTTTTCATATTACTCTCATACAAAGTGATAGTTCTGTGCTAGATATAAGAACCGAATTAGATTTTGACGAAACCGTTCACAATTTAATTAGAACAATATTACAACGTGGCACAATTTTATATCAAAGAATTGACAATGCCGCGACAGGCAGAATAGATGTAACCATGGAACGTCCAGGCTGGACAGCCGCAACGCTACAATCAGCAATCAGAGACATGGGTAACAGTGTTGGAGTCAACGAAAAGTCCGTATCACTGTCCGTTGTGGCGGAAACTGAGCTAAAACTGGATAATTCTTAATATAAACACATAATTTACCAATTTTACCACTAAATACAAACAAATGTCACCGGAGCGGTGACATAGTCATTATAATCAGAAAAAAAAGGAGGATTAATTATGGCATATACAGGATCACTTCCAGCGGGCGGACCAGGAAACTTTGTTTCACCAAATACTGCACACGAGGCAGATGGTGTAGAAGTTGACTTCATCACGGTGGATTTTATCTCAGCGGTGAACGGGGAAGTAACATTTCCGTTAGCATCAGCAAACACAGCAGGTCTTCAGTTAGCTATGGAAGCAATTCAGAACCAAGGAGTAAACATCCTAGGTAAAGGTGTATTGAGTAACTCAAACACTGAGCAAACTTACATGGTAGCAAGAAGATCATTAGACACAATCAGTTCAACAACAACAGTGGCGGCTATTCAAGCGGCAGTTAGAGCTCTTAACTCAAACTCTAAAATCACAGCAACTATATCATCTGCGACAGCGGCTGATAGAGATATGGGTGACACTTCAGTTGGCGCATAATAATAGAATATAGGAGAAATAAAAAATGGCTTATGATTCTAGTTTGGTTGCAGGTGGAGAAGGTAACACTACTTTTCACGCAACATCAAAATATGACGGCATGGGTAAAGAGTTAGAATTCTTTACAATCGACTACGTCGATGCTATGAACGCTCAAACAGCAAAAGGTGCAGACCAAAACAATGGTGAAAACACTGTAAGAATTTACGGTAACATTGTAGCGGCAGGCCCATTAGCAAACAGTAACACTGAAAAAACTTACATGACTGAAGGAACGGACAACTACGTTGGTTCTCCGGCAACAACAGGCACAGGTGCATTCACGTTTACTGAAACAACAAGTGGTGGCTCATTAGCGACTTTACAAACAGCTCTTAGAGCAGTTTCAGGTCAAAATGGATCAACTACGGCAACGCACACGCAATTAGCAGTATTAACTGCGGCAGTGGTTGCTTAAGGATAAAACTGGAGACTAAAAGATGGCACAAACACCAAATAGATCAACTAACATGATCAGAAGACAATCGTTTAACGGTAAAGGTCTTACTTTCGTTGAAGTTATCTTTGCTCAATCTATCACAGACTCTGCAACAACTCCAGAGTCAAAAGATTCAGTTTTTGACAAAGTAACTAAAGTAATAGGTAAGAACGGTAACCTGTTAGGTTGTTCATACAGATTAGCGGCAGCGGCAACAGCAAATGATGCGGCTGAAGTATCTGAGATAACAGCAGGAAACTCGATTGATTCTTTCCAATTTATAGTTGAAGGAACACCAGGTCAGTTCAATGCAAACGATTCAGTAGGAGACACAAACATAGACGTGACTGCTACTATTGTTGCAGACGCTGAAGCAGACATTGAAGCAGACATTAGAGCAGTATTAGATAGTGACTCTTCAGACAACACTCAGCACGTAAAAGTAAGAACACTTTTACCTGAAGGACACAACAACGGAGATGCAAATACTTTCGTTGGTATGTTTGACCAAAGAGGTGATGCATAATAATCACTCTTAGTCGAGCTGACTAAATTACCAAAGGGGCGGATCTTTTTTAGGTTCGCCCTTTTTTTGTGATTAAATATTCATATGCCTACACCGATAGAAAACACACTACAAATAGTTTTATCACCAGAAAACAAGATGCGGATGAAAGATCCGTACATTTACGACATTCCAGAATCTGATCTATGTTGGTTACACAACTGTGGATCAGCCGCAAAATCTACACTGCAATGGTTGAAAAGAGATTACGGTGGACTGGCCAAAATGACTGCTGACCAAGTGAGTGAGAATGAAAAGCCTGCTTTTGTTTTACTCCAGGAACCAAAATATAGATGGTGGACAGGTATAATAGAATGGGCAACATGCTTTGAAGATTATGCGTGGTTTAGAAATGATAAAATTATGGAATGGTGGCCACACTTTGATAGATTTACATTGGCACCATGGGAAGTCATAGAACAAACAAAAGTTGAACATTATATTAAGGTTGGTCCGGATCTCAATGAAAGGATGCAAGATTTTGCCAGAGAGCAGAATCTCAAAATGTACGGAGAGTTTCCTTATATTAAACCTAGATGGAGAACCGTTAAGTACATACAAAGAATGGCAAAGGCCTTGAGACCTGCCTTGGAAACTGAGATAAGAAGAAGGCCAGAATTACAACAAAAATTAGATGACTATCTAGAAAAAGATTATCAGTATTACAATAAAGCAAAATAATCATGCATGAATTTAGAGTACATACTCTTGTAGACATTACTGATAATGGATCATTGCATAAAACTTTTCCGTTTAAAACTCCAGCTGGTGAAGTGATACATGATAAACAAACACTCGCCGTTGCTAAGAATCAAAACAATAACTTTAATACTATTTTACAACTGTTACAAATTAGAGGTAATATAACTTGGGAAAATCCACCTGTGATGTTGTCAGGCACATTAGGCAATAGTGGTTTTGGTTCAGCCTACGAAGGCACACAGAACAGCTGGCACTTTGCATTCTTTACAGAACAGACAGACATATACGGAGATATCAATAATCCTACTGGTCAATTGATAGAAGATTTTAATTTAGTTCCTGTGATAAATTTATGTAGAGAGACTGCATCATTTCCCACCAACACTTTTATAACTAGGAACCTACATGAACCTACGTTAAATGCAGTCACTAGCAAACAAAAAGTAATCAATGCATTAACAGGTGACATTATAAACACGTACTTTTCCTACGCTGGCATTTACAATAAATAGTAATGATTAAGGCAAACACAGGCAATAACAAAGGCATTTCTGGCAATGACTCAGGCACAGTTTCAGGCTCTAATAACGGAGGTTCAGAACCTCAAAATTGAGATTAAAAACTATATGAGTACAACTGATTTAGAAAAACAAAACCTGGAAGCACACGTTGATCTTTGTAGTGAAAGATATAAAGGTCTACACGACAGACTATCAGCGATTGAAGTACGCCTAGGAAAAATGAACGAAGACATGACAACAGGACACAAGTCTCAATCCAAAACTATTATAGCCACAGCAGGAACAGTGGTAGCAGGATTATTATCCACAGTGGTCGTAATCCTTATGAAATTTCCTGGTTAACATAACTAATTTAAATTACCAAACAAATGTTTATACAAATAGCACCTAGAGTGAAAGTATTCGCCACAGATGAACAAATGAGATTTATTCAAGCACACTCTCATCACACATTTAGAAGTTCTCAACTGCCAGCTGATGAAGTACAAATGGCCAAAACTTTAGCCGACAAGGCCATTTTTGTTCGTAAAAAACTTGACAACGACGTGCAATATGCTTTAAATAAAAGCATAAGATTTGTACGTGATGGCAATAAAAAATAAACAAGAACTGGTAAAACAAATAGAAGCTTATGGACTTAAACATAAGTTGGCTGAACTGGCTAGACGTGAAAAACAACGTAGGCCTTTTAGACATCTACCTAAACAATTTTCTAAGGGTATATTAATAGGCAACATAGCCATTGTGCCTAAGAAATACACAGGCACCAGATATGTGTATGTGATTGCGGATATGATGGAAGCCAAAATATTATACGAACAAGTAAGTTTAAAACAGAGTGCAATTATTATTGCACATCATATTGCAGAGCACAAACCTGCACCACAAGAAGTTATAGATTTTGATACACATTTTACCAGTAAATTGTTTGAAATACAAAGTTCAAAGGCAATGATCAAAGCGGCAGAAAAAGAACACAATGATGTACAAGCAGAAATATATCAACAGCGTTTAGATGATGCACACCGTCTAGCAGACGAATACAAGGCGAAAATACAGGATATTTTCCATTCGACCTTTGGAGGCTAGATAATAAATAACATAGTATGAACAGTTTAGAACTTACAAAACCAATTACGACAGAGTCATTATTAGCAGAGTTTGAGTCAAGATTTAATCAAACTATGGATCTTACAAAATTCACAAAAGAAGAACTAGAAGACACTGCAAATCATATAAGAACAAAAATACACAATATCACACAAAACACACATTTTGGTGAAGAGCTTTCGAATGATGGTTATCAAAAAAATCAAATGATGCTAGATATTGTTAATCAAGCAATTAGAGAATACAACGAAAATACTATCTTAGATAAAACACTAGAACCTATCAAAGCAAAACTTAAACAAGGTGCGGCACTCACTCCTGATGAAAGAGAAGTGGCGGCCAAGTTGATAAGTGATAGCGAATTAAATGAAGTGCCTGGAGCAGGTCTTATCAAACGTGGTTTAAGATCTTTAGGAGCAAAGGCGGCAGGTGCTGTTGGCATGAAAGGCACGGCGGCAGGATTAAAAGGTGCGGCGCAGGCAGATAAAAAAGCAAGAGATTTATATACACAATTAAGAAGATACGCAGGACAAATTGGAATAGATCCAAAAGCTATGAAATTATCTGACTTACAATCTTTTTTACAAAAGCAGGGCTACAAACTAGATAGAACGCCTAAAGGACCTGCTGGTAGAATATTAGATAAAGATGCAATTGATCAAATTTTAATGAAGTCTGTGCAAGACACTTTCAGAGGGTCGGCTCCTAAAACAACCAGCACGGCAAAACCTACTGCTCAAACAGATTTTATGAAACAGTTCCAGCAAGCAATTAAAGATCCTGAAACAAAAAAAAACATAATTGGTATGTTAAAAGGACAACAACCTGTTACGGCAAGTGCAGAATCAGTTGTTGAAGGTGTAGAAGAACAATCAGAATTAATATTAGCGGCCAAGGACATGATGGACAAAGTCACAGGTTACTTGGAAGATCTAGCATCAATGAAAACAGAAGGTATGTTAGAACTAGCAGACAGAATCAGAGATGAAATGGGTGCAGACAAAGCGGATGCATTCCTACAAAAAATCCAACCAGCAATTGAGCAGGCAGAAGCAACACTGACTACAACTAGACAGGAACTCGACAACGGTGTAAGAATATTGACCGGAGAAGAAGTTGCTACTGATACCATCGGCGCAGATGACTCAATGAATATGGATACAGACCTAGACTCATTAGACTCAGAAGAAGAGTCAGACGAGTTTGGGGCCTCTGATGCTGAAGCAGGCGGCACAGAACCAGAAGGCAGAGAGCAAAGAGAATCAAGAGAAGTATTTGAAACTTCAAACAGAATCTACGGCAAACTAGCAGGGAAATAGTCCTGTGAGATTTTTTGAATTCCAAAACAAAGATTTAGAATCAGCATTAGTAAACACATTGCTCAACATGCAAGGTGATGCCAATGAAAAAGACAAAGCAACTGAAATAAGTTTTGATGCTGTCAAAAGCATCATGAACAACACAGGCTATCCTGCATTCAATTATGATGTGTTCAAAAGCATGTATGACACAGGCAAAACTTTAAAGAATGTTGTTGCAGACTTTAATCAAGAAAAAATAGTTATTAAAACAGACAAAGAAGCAGAAGATGATCCAGAAATGGATTTTGATAATCAAGGATCCACTGACAAGGTTAAACAAATGGCCAAGTCAGCAATGAATAGACGTAAGTAATTGACAATTGCATAAAAAACCATTATACTGTTGTAATGAAAATACCAAAGGACGTATTGAAAAATAAAGGAATAGCCTACGTTCAAAGATTTGACTACAAAGAATTAAGCAAGACAGCCAAAAACGGAAAAAGACATTACGAAACGCCCGACGGCAGACAAGTGCCTAGTGTGACCACAGTTTTATCAGCCACGAAAGATATGACACATCTACACGCATGGCGTAAAAGAATTGGAGCTGAAAAGGCGGCACAGATAACACAGGAGTCAGCAAACATTGGCACAGTGATGCACTCATCACTAGAAAAACACGTCAAAGGCGAAGCTCGTAAGCCAGGATCAAATCTTATACATCAAAAAGCACACACGATGGCAAATGTAATTATAGACAATGGATTAAAAGATGTAAGTGAGGTTTGGGGATCAGAAGTTTCATTACATTATCCGGAGTTGTATGCAGGCACAACAGATTTAGTTGGTGTATACAAAAATGCTCCTGCCATAATGGATTTTAAACAGGCAAGAAAGTTAAAGAAAAAGGAATGGGTTGAAGACTACTATCTTCAGCTGGTTGCATATGCAGAAGCACACAACAAAATTTATGACACACAAATAAAGACAGGGAGAATCTTTATATGCACACAAAACAATCAGTTTCAAACATTTGATATAGACAACTACGACCAATGGGTAGGCAAATGGTATTCTAAATTGGAACAATACTACAAGTCTATTCTCTAATAAATAACTGCAATATGCCTATAGTTCAGATATCTAGAATACAACACAGACGCGGTTTAAAAACTGATTTACCTCAGTTAGCCGCTGGAGAATTAGGCTGGTCAATTGATGATCAAAAATTATACATAGGAAATGGCACTGTTGCAGATGGTGCACCTGCTGTAGGAAATACTGAAATTATGACTGCAGGCAGTTCTGCGTTTACAACAGCGTTATCATACGTGTACAAAGGATATCTTGGAGATTCAACGCCAATAGTTACAGGAGCCGCAGGAGACGTATCAAGGACAATACAGGAAGTATTAGATGATCATGTTTCAGTAAAGGCATTTGATGCTAAAGGTGATAATTCAACAGATGATACAGCGGCTATACAAAGAGCATTAGACGAACTTTATTCAGACAGCACAGACCAAAACGATATAAGAGCAAGAAGAGTTTTATTTTTTCCTGCAGGAATATACAAAACTACATCAGCTATAACCATTCCACCATTTGCACATCTAGTTGGAGAAGGCCTAGATAAAACAATTATCAGTAATACAGGAAATAGTGCAATCGCTGTTACTGAAGATGATGACGGAAATGTCTTTGGAAGTATTGGGACTTCTAGTGCAACAACTCCAACACAAATACAGCTTTCTAATTTAACTCTCAAAACAAATTCACCATTAGGTGGTTTATCAATTGATTGTGCTAACAAAGTTTATATTAACCAATGTAAATTTTTAGGACCTTTTGATGCAGACTCTAGTAAAACAGATACGTCTGGTGACAAAGGAATTACTGTGCGATCACAATCTGGTCTTGCTTGTTCTAATATTGTGTTTAACCAATGTCAATTTGAAGGATTTGCTAGACTTATAGATTTAAGTTACAACGTAACAAATGTAAGATTTACAAACTGTGATTTTAGTAAAGCATACTATGGTGCGATTATTGGAGAACAAATGGATGGTTCAACCACAGGCTTTGATGTTGGTCCAAGAGATGTGCAGTTCCTAAGTTCACAGTGGTCAAACATTAGTAGACAAGCTATTTTGGTTGCACCAAAAACTGGTTCAACAGATAACATTGGACCTCGTAATATTATAAGTTATGGAAACTATTATGCAAAAGATATTGCCAACAATTTTGAAGGCACAGGATCAATTAATGAAGTTCCTGTAATACAATTTGACAATGATGAGTGTACATCTATATTAGACTTTTTTGAAAGAACAGATCAAAGAGATACAAATTTTGCAGATTCAACTGCTCCTTCAAATGCACCGCCAGAGGTGCAAGGTATAGGCTTACACACAAAAGCAGTAAAACAGATTACACTATCAGACAACACATCGACGGCCACCGATACAGGAATATATCTTCCTGGCTTTAACGATAAAGGTGTCAAAATTACTTACAAAATAGATAGAGGCACAACATATAGAACTGGAGTGTTCACCATAAGTGCCGCTGGCGAATTTTGTTCCTTCAATGACGAATTTGAAGAAAGTAACGGAACTGTTGGTGTAACATTATCTGCTAAAACTTCTGATGGTGACTCAACTGCTGGTAACGATACTATTAGAGTACAATACACAACCACATCAGCATCTAGTACAGATGCCACAATGGAATATCAAATACAAATACTAGTATAAACAACTTTATGTTGTTGATAAATGATTTCAATCCTAGTGCAAATTTTCTACAAGCACTCGACTGTGAGACATTTTATACCACAGGATCTAAAAAAAACAGCTTACAAGATATAACACAAAATATCATTGAATGTTTTACTATAAAGCAGGATGTTACACATGTAGTAATACCGGTTCCGTATGCACAATCTTTAGATCTGGCCACTGTAGAAGAAAATCAAATCAGTGTTGAACAGAGCTGGCAAAAAATATTTTCACAGATAATCACTTTAGCTTCTTTTTTAGACGCAACGAATGTGCAATATTTGATATTTGATATGTGTAACAATTTTGAATATCGACACATTAAAGGCCTGCAAGGGTTTGACAAATTAAAATTGATCAATGACAATAAAAATATCATTAATTTGTTTGAATTTTGTGGCAATAAATTTATGTACGATCAATTACCAGCAGATGAGCAGAAGAATATAGACGCATATATGTGGCAACATCATCAAGACGAGTATAAGGCTCTTGAAAACTATCTAATAGACTACTTAAATCGCAAGTTGTGATAAATTAATTCGTAGACAAAAAAGTTTTTTTATCATAATATTAGTATAAAATAAAAAAGCAAAACGACAACCTTATTTTGTTCGAATGACACATGACAAAACACAACAAAATCAATATAAACTTAGATTTAGATAAATATGGATACACAAAAGACAAAAATCAAAACAAAAAATATTAAAGGTATAATGACAACAACCAACTCGAGTACGATTAAAGTTCAAAAAAGAGATGGTAGGCAAGAGCCTTTAGATATCAACAAAATTCATTTCGTAGTTGAAGAGGCCTGTGAAGGTCTTCCAGGTGTGTCAGCATCTCAAATTGAGATGAATGCGAATATTCAGTTCTATGATGGCATGACAACAAAAGATATACAAAATGTTTTAGTTCGTTCCGCAAATGATCTTATAAGTTTAGAAGCACCCAACTATCAATTTGCGGCGGCAAGATTGTTATCCTATGATGTCAGGAAAGAAGCACACGGACAATATGAATACATTCCTTTAGTAAAGTTAATTCTTAGAAATATTAGGCTAGGTGTTTATGATAAAGGCATTGTTGAAAAGTATTCCAAAACAGAATTAAAAAAATTAAACACATGGATCAAAAGAGATCGCGATTTAAATTTCACATATGCAGGACTTAGACAAGTTGTAGACAAATATCTTGTGCAGGACAGAAGCTCAGGACAAATCTATGAAACTCCACAAGATATGTATATGATGATTGCGGCAACTTTGTTTGCTGACTACCCAACTAAAACAAGGATGGCTTATGTTAAAAAATATTATGATGCAATTAGTATGTTCAAGATTAACATACCAACGCCTGTTATGTCTGGTGTCAGGACTCCTATTCGCCAGTTTGCTAGTTGTGTGCTCGTTGACAGTGACGACACTCTACCTAGCATTTTCTCTAGTGATATGGCCATTGGGTTATATGTTGCTAGGCGTGCTGGAATTGGTATCAACGCAGGCCGCATCCGCGGGATTAATTCAAAAATAAGAGGCGGCGAAGTACAACACACAGGTGTGGTTCCTTTTCTTAAAAAGTTTGAATCCACTGTGAGATGCTGTACACAGAATGGTGTACGTGGCGGTAATGCAACTGTACACTTTCCTATATGGCATCCTGAAATAGAAGACATACTAGTTTTAAAAAACAACAAAGGCACAGAAGACAACAGAGTAAGACGTATGGATTATTCTATACAGATATCTAAATTGTTTTATGAAAGATTTATGAACGAAGAAGATATTAGTTTGATATCTCCACACATGGCTCCTGGGTTGTATGAAGCTTTTGGGACAGAAGATTTTGATGACTTGTATCTAAAATACGAACAAGACAAAACTATTCCAAAGAAAAAAGTATCAGCACAAGATTTATTTTTTGATTTATTAAAAGAAAGAGCAGAAACAGGACGTATCTATATTATGAATATAGATCATGCAAATTCACACAGCAGTTTTAAAGACAAAGTATCTATGTCAAACTTGTGTCAAGAAATTACATTACCTACAACGCCTATTCAACACATTGATGATGAACAAGGAGAAATAGCACTTTGTATTCTTTCCGCGGTTAACGTGGGTACACTTAAAGATGTAACAGAATTAGAAAACTTATGTGATCTTAGTGTACGAGCACTAGATCAAATAATAGACTATCAAGATTATCCTGTAAGAGCCGCTGAAGTTTCAACTAAATCAAGACGTAGTTTGGGAATTGGTTACATTGGCCTTGCACATTATCTTGCTAAGAATGGAGTTAAATATTCAGATCCAAAGGCTTGGGAACTTGTTGACAGATTATCTGAAGCGTTTCAATATCATTTGCTTAGAGCAAGTTGCACACTAGCTGAAGAAAAAGGCAAGTGTGAAGGATTTGAACGAACAAAATACGCAGATGGACTGTTACCAATAGATCATTACAAAAAAGAAGTAGACGAAATAGTAGTTCACAAACAAAGACAGGCTTGGGAAAGTTTAAGAAAAGATATTGCAAAGCATGGACTAAGACATTCAACACTATCAGCACAGATGCCTTCGGAAAGTTCTTCCGTTGTTAGTAACGAGACCAACGGCATTGAGCCACCAAGAGCATTGTTATCAATTAAGAAAAGTAAAAAAGGACCTTTGAAACAGATAGTACCAGGCTTTCCTAAACTAAAAAACGATTATACTTTGTTATGGGACATGCCAAGCAATGAAGGTTACATCAATGTTGTTGCAATGATGCAGAAGTATTTTGATCAAGCCATATCAGGTAATTGGAGTTACAACCCACTACAACACGAAAACAACGAAGTGCCTCTGTCAGCAATGGCTCAGGACATGTTGACTACTTAC